ACAAAGACAAAGAAATATATAATATATTATATATTATATATAAAGAAAAACTCTTTTGTAACACTTTTCCGATCAAAATGCAAATAGGAGTAAATTTATGAGTGAATATAGAGATTACATAGAGCAAAATTATGATGATATATTGGCAGAATTTCAAAAATATATTATCGAGATCAACAAAGTTAGGACTTCTTTTGGACTTCCTCACAGACAGTTTACAAGCCAAGAAAAAGAAGAATTTGAAAGACAGTATGTCGAGGATAGGTCAATATGAGTAAAAAAATTACATATCAAGAACATGGAAATACAAAAACAGAATACATAGATCAGTATGGAGATAGAGTAAAACCAACACTACAACCAACCCAATGGGTAGAAATGTATCATGATATAGCTAGTTATGTTGAAGAAATGTCTGCACTTGATCCAATTTTTGATGATAATGGCATGAGAACTAAAGAATCAGAAGAAAAATGGATAGATATTGTTGATAATGTAGAAAATATAATGAGTAGACATTTAAAAAAGTTAGAGGTAAGCAATAATGATTAAGCTTGGCGATGAAATGCTTGAAAAAGCAGTAATGAAAATATCAGAACTTGGTCAAGAATTGGCTAAATGGGAAAGTCTGTATGAAAAATATAGTCAAGAAATGAAGTATGAGAGGGATCTAGCATACATTGATTTGATGAAAAACAAGATGACTGCTACTGAGAGAACTGCTGTTGCCAATACTCAACCCCAAGTAGTTAAGTATATTGAGCTTATGGCAGAGTCTAAGGAGAAGTACATAGGCCTTAGACATAAGATAAAAAGTGCCGAACTTTTTTGCGATCTTTTCCGAACTCAATCTGCAAACATTAGGAGAGAAAAGAAATTTTATCAGGAATTAAGTTAGTGCTACAGGTCAATAAAATCAAGGGGTTTGACAATAAAGAAATATTTTGATACAATAGGGTATACCAGCAATTAAGCTGGAGAGGAAAAATCATGATAATTAAAAAAAATGTTTCTTGGAATGATATATATCCAAAATCATGCCGAGAAGAAATGATAAGAAATATAATCGACCTATCGCCCTGTGGAATTTCAAGAGAACAAGTGTTAGCAGATTTAGAGCATGACAAGTATGACTTAGTTTTTGAGGGTGATATCAAAAAAAGTAAAGTCAAACTTACATGGGTTGGTAGTCTGAGATGTGCAGAGTCAGTCATACCAAATGGTAATTCTGAGCTAATTGCAGAACTAATGGGTTGGTAGAGGTAAAATAATATGCAAAAAAATAAAAATGGTATTGTGCCTATGAGGATAAATGTTAAAGGCATGATTAAACTTTTAGAGAGTGGAATAAAGGACAAGTCTTTTAAAGATAAAGAATACGAGGAATGGTTATCTGATCTCAAAAAATTAGATAAGCAAGGTGTAGAATATATTAATTAAAGAAAACAGAGGAAAATAATATGGAAAAAATAAACAACGTTGATGAACATCGACTTGAGGAATTATATCAAGAAGCGAGGGAAGACATTAGTAGTTTGAACATAGACGAGTTTTTTAGTCTTTGCAAAAAACAAAATGACGAAGAAATGAACTCATTTCTCGAAAAGTTTTGCAATATTGACATTGATAATACTGCGAATATTTTAATAGAGAGGTATGTTAAAGCGAGAATACACAATGATGGGAACATCATAACACTAAGAAAATAATTATAAGATAAGGAGTGGGTATCTCCTAACCTACCCATAACAAAACAGGAAAACATTATGAATATATTAAAGGTAAAAGACTTAGTTTATAAAGTGCTAGAAGAAAACCCAATAGCTAGAGATCAAGATAATATACTTGTGGGCATGGTTTGGTATATTCAATTAAATAATATGGGATATCAAGGCGATAGGGATTTTATGACTATTTTGGGCATAGAAGAATTATCAAAATATGAATCTATTAGTAGATGTGCTAGAAAAATTAAAGAAGATAATCCTAGTTTACGAGGTAGCAATTACACCGAAAGACAACAAGAACAAACATCTGTAGTTAGACAGATTAGGAGTTTTAGATGAATAAAGATTTTGAATGGAAAGATAAAAGAATTGCAGAAATTAATCTATGGTCTAAAAAAAACAACAGATCATGCTCAGAATCGAATCCATATTTTGAGGAAGTACAAGCAATTTACAGGTCAAAAGCAAAAACTTACAAGGATTTTTTGAATACTGATTTGCATGTTACGATTCAAAAGTTAATCAATGATCGTAAAAAGAAATGAATAAAAAAAATAATATAAACCCACAACATTATAAGCAAGGCAACATAGAGGTCATAGATTTTATATTAGATCAAAAAATGAATTATTTAGAGGGTAATATAACTAAGTATATTGCTAGATATAAATACAAAAATGGCTTGGAAGATTTAAAAAAAGCACAATGGTATTTAGATAAATTAATATCTCAATTAGAAAACAAAGACATTGACGAAACCTAAAAAAGAAATTGTTAAACAATACAAAAAAATGATCGAGTTTGGGTGTGTAGTTTGTAAAAGAGAGTATGGTGTTTATACTCAACCTTGCATACATCATTTAACAGGTGCTGGGATCGCACTAAAAAACAAAGAAAAGTTTATTCCTCTATGTCATCATCATCATCAAGGCCGAGAGGGTATTCATCATTTAGGTAATAAAATATGGGAAGATCGTTTCGGATTACAAGAAGAACTGCTACAATATTACAAAGAGCATGAAAGCTGAATTATTAACATTGTTGATTCCATCTACTCAATCATTTGAGTTATCATCTACCCACCATAATAAAACCACATCTGAAGATATCAATATGCTCTTGTCGTATTCCAACCTAGATAAAAAAGAATACAGTCTTTTATTGATGAAGTATGTTGATGATCGTACCTCAGAAAGCACATTATTTGATGAATTGTTCGAGGAAGTTTGTGATATTTTTTTAAAAAAAGAAGTATTAAAAGAGTGTGGAATGGTAAGAAAGTTTCTCAATACTGCAATAATCGAGTGTTGTGTAGAAAAATGCGTTGTGTGTAGAGGTACAGGATTTCTTCAAACTAATAACTCCATAGATAAATGTATTCATTGTTCTGAGGGGAATTTTATTTATGATGATTATGTAAGATCCTCAATAATGGGAGTTAAAAAAAATTACTTTGTAAAATATAAAAAAGAGTATGAAGAAATAATTAATAAAATTAATTCGATTGAAAACTCTGCATTGTCAAAAATTGGCGATAATTGATATTTTGTACTCTAATTTAAAAAAAACACCCCTCTAATAGCTCGATTATGGACTTTATTCGAGTGCCGATAGGTCTTAGTACCCCCTAATTTATTAATCTTGTATTGGTGTCTTTTTGCTCTTTAGGATCTGTTTTGACAACTTCATCTTTTGTTTCTTCTTTGTTTTCGAGTTTTGGGTTAAGATTTGGCATTGTTTTGAGTAATTCTTGCAATTCTCTCATTAATTCATCATCTGACTTAGAACTCATCTTATCAACATTGAGATTAATGTTTTGTGAATGATAGTTTCCTAACTCTAAAATAAGTTTGGCAGTATTTAATCTTACTGAGTCTTGCTCTGATCTTAGCAAGTCTTGAAGAACTGTTATTGCCATGCCTGATGTTGATGATATGCGATCTTCATTTCTCTCTCTTATTTCTACTGCATATTTTTTCTTTAGATAAGATCCCATTTGTCTTGGACTTTTATCTTTCTCCCACCCTGCTTTTATACAGGATTGTGTAGCATTTCCCTGAGTTTCTCCCTCACAATAAAATTCTACAAATTTCATTTCTTTTTCTTTGTCTATTTTTTTTGGCATAATTTTCTCTTTGTTAAATTGAATTAACTTTTTTGTTAAATTGAATTGAGTTTTTTAAAATTTATACATTATTAATCTAATGTATACAGATAACAAAGCGATATAATCGCTGTTGCTACTAGTGCTTCTAGTATCATTGTGCTAGTGGGTTATCAGACCTTGCTTTCATTTCAGCAACTTTAGCTTCAAGTACAGCTATCTCTGCTTTCATTACAGCAATATCATTCTCCATTGGTTTAATGTTCGGTGCTTTTTGTGATTCAAGCACTTCAACTCTTTCTATTAATTGTCCTTGAAATATAGCAAATCCTAATAAAGTTATTATTAGTGAGCCAATACCAAGATATTCTTTTACTCCCATATTAATATCCTCTTATCCTTTTAAGATGTTCTTCTGCTTTGATTCTTTCCTCTACAGCATCTTCAATTTCTTCATGATGTTTCGTAACATTATCTTGATAGATGTTTTGACTGAAAGCATAAATATTTCTAGTGTCAGTAAGTGTTCTTGTTTCATAGTATTCTCCCCCATCAATTACAGGTTGATCTTGAAAGATGCTCTGATTGACAGAATTGTATGTATCTAAAATCTTATCATTTGACATAGCTTTAGCAACAATAAGTGATGTTGCAATAAGTCTTTGGTCTACTCTTTGAATAGTCTGATTGACTCTGCGTTCAATGTTTTCTACTGAAATCGTTGTATCAACTGCTCCAGGACTTTCACTATCCCTGCTTTCTTCCACCTCTGCATTACTGCTTTCGGTATCTTGCCGTCCTGTACTAGCGACTTCAGTTCTCTCATCTCCTTGTTCACTTTCCATTGTTTCTGTTTCTCTGTCAGTTTCATTTACTTCCTCAGAAGCGACCTCAGTTTCTCTTTGATTTGATGAATCATTGTTTGTAACCATGCTTTCGCTTTCAACAGTCTCATTCCCAAGCTGTTCTCCATTTGATGATACTCCTGTGCTGCTCTCTTGCTCAGACTCTGCAACAACTGATGTTTCGTTTCCTGTTGGTGGAGTTCCATTTCCTTCTCGATTAATTTCTTCTCCGATATCTCCCTCTCCTTGTCCTCCAATTC